AAGCGCGAAGAGATCGCCGCAATCGCCGGGTCTGCGGCGGCGCCTGACTTTAACAATACCGTGCTGGCGCTGGAGAACAGCGGCGGCCTGCTGAGCCGGGTGAGCAACGTCTTCTTTGCCATGACCTCGGCACATACCAATGACTATCTGCAGCAGCTGGAGGAGGCTATCGCCACCGAACTGGCGGCGCTGTCCAATGATATCTGGCTGAACGACGCGCTCTTTGCCCGGGTGGATGCGGTCTACAATGCGCGGCAGGCGATGGCCCCGGATGCGGAGTCCCTGCGTCTGATCGAGGAGCTGCACCAGCGCTTTATTCTGGCGGGCGCCCGGCTGGGTGAGGCGGAAAAGCAGGCGCTGAAAGCGATCAATACAGAGTCCGCGACCCTCACCAGCCAGTTTAACCAGCGCCTGCTGGCGGCCGATAAAGCGGGCGGGCTGGTGGTGGATTATCTCCATCAGCTGGACGGTCTCAGTCAGGCAGAGCAGGCCGCAGCGGCCCAGGCGGCAGCGGAGAAGGGGCTTAGCGATCGCTGGCTCATTCCGCTGCTCAACACCACCCAGCAACCGGCCCTGCAACAGCTACGCGATCGCCAGACCCGGGAAAATCTGTTCAACGCGGGCTGGCTGCGCACGCAAAAAAACGATGCCAACGATACCCGTGAGCTGGTACGTCGTCTGGTAGCGCTGCGGGCGCGTCAGGCTGAACTGCTGGGCTTCGACAGCTATGCCAGCTGGAAAATTGCCGACCAGATGGCGAAAACGCCCGACGCCGCGCTGGCGTTTATGCGCGGCATCGTCCCGGCCGCGTGCGGGCGCGCATTGCAGGAGCAGGCCGATATCCAGAAGGTGATTGATGATGAACAGGGCGGATTTAACGTGCAGGCCTGGGACTGGTCGTTTTATGCCGAACGCGTGCGGCTGGCGAAGTACGCCCTGGATGAATCACAGGTCAAACCCTATTTTGCCCTCAACCGGGTGCTGACCGACGGCGTCTTCTGGGCGGCGACCCAGCTGTTCGGCATTACCTTTGTCGAGCGCAACGACATCCCGGTTTATCATCCTGACGTGCGCGTCTGGGAAATCTTCGACCACCACGGGGAAGGGATGGCGCTATTTTACGGCGACTTCTTCGCCCGCGACTCGAAAGGCGGCGGGGCGTGGATGGGGAACTTTGTCGAACAGTCCCATGAATCTGGCACCCGTCCGGTGATCTATAACGTCTGCAACTATCAAAAGCCGGCGGAGGGCCAGCCGGCGCTGATCTCCTGGGATGATGTGATCACCCTGTTCCATGAATTTGGTCATACCCTGCACGGACTGTTTGCCAGCCAGCGTTACGCTACGCTCTCCGGGACCAACACGCCGCGCGATTTTGTCGAATTCCCGTCGCAAATCAACGAACACTGGGCCAGCCATCCGCAGGTCTTTGCCCACTATGCCCGCCACTATGAAACCGGGGAGCCGATGCCAGACTCCTTGCGCGAGAAAATGCTCAGTGCGACCCAGTTCAATAAAGGCTATGACATGACCGAGCTGCTCAGCGCCGCGCTGCTGGACATGAACTGGCACGGGTTAGCCGCCAACGAAGCGCCAGAGGATGTTGAGGCCTTTGAAACCGCAGCCCTGGAGCGCGAACAGCTGCATCTCTCCGCGATACCGCCGCGCTATCGCAGCAGCTACTTCGCCCATATCTTCGGCGGCGGCTATGCGGCGGGCTATTACGCCTATCTGTGGACGCAAATGCTGGCCGACGATGGCTACCAGTGGTTTGTGGAAGAGGGTGGCCTGACCTGCGAAAACGGGCAGAAATTCCGCGAGGCGATTTTGTCCCGTGGCAATAGCACTGATTTAGCTGAACTTTATCGTCAGTGGCGCGGGCACGATCCGCAGATCGAGCCGATGCTGGTGAATCGCGGGTTGAGCGCGTAAGGGCTTTTTTAGGCTGGAAACAGAACCGGGCGCAATGCCCGGTTTTTTGTCCGATTTTTTCTTCCCCAAAACTCCTCCAAAATTCCTCCCCAAAATGAATCCTTAAATTCTGCGAAATTTGCAGGGGGATACGACCCAATTATTCACGTAGCTACACCTTCACTTTCACCCAGTCGAGACCGCGATCGTTATGATACTGCGCTGTCATCCTGTCTGATGAGTGACCCAGGAGCTGCTGGGTGTTGATGCCTTGTCCCTCATACAGACGCTCGGAAAGAGATCGCTGTTCGTGAAACGTCGGCATTGTTTTCCCGTCCTCTACGGAAATGCCGGTGCTATCGATCGCGACCTTGAAGGAGACGCTAAGGCTGTTCTCGCCGACCTGATCGCCCGCCTTCACATTACCGCTTGATGTCACATGATGAAGAAGCCAGGGGCTTACGACCCGATCCCTGCATCGCTTGATCACCTGCGCCAGGGTGATATCCAACATCTCGCAGCGTAGCGAGAGCGGTATAGCCAGTTTCGCGCCCGTCTTTTGTTGTTCAACGTGGAGATGGCCGTCCCAGACATCAGAGAACTTCATTTTGGCGATATCACCGCGCCTTTGACCGGTGACTACTGCCAGTAGCATGGAGTTTTGGACGTAGGGCGCCATATTGCCGGCCGCTTCAAATATCGCCTGCCACATCTCAAGGTTCAGTCGCGAACGGCTCACCCGGACTACAACTTTTCTTGTGGCCAGCGCCGGGTTATATCCCGGCTCAACTTCGCCTGCGTGCTGCGCCTCCCTGAACAGGTCAATCCAGACGCTGCGGAGCGTTTGTGCCATTCGCGCTTTGCCTCTGGCTTTATATTCGTCGGTCAACGTCATTCGCCTGACGGAGCACGACATCGAAGTGATGGATCGCCAGACGAAGAAAGACGTGCTGGCGCATAACAAATCAGTGCAGGCGAACTGCCACACGAATGAAAACTCTGTCACACAATAGAATTTTCTATTATCAATGGGGATTTTAATGAACGTGTTAACTAATGAAACAGTGAAGATGGTATTCAACCTTGGGATCGCTTCACTTGAAAAAGAAGAAGATTTAATAATAAGCAAGCAAATTATTGTTGCTGCCTTTGCTGAGATTATTGAATCTCGAAAAAATTGCCAGCCAACTCCGTACGAGAAACTTCTTGCTGATAGCAATGGCAGGATAAAATGGGAGGCTCCTCGAGATCTTGGCATGCCTGTGTGAACAAAAGCTTCAAAATTGATATGCTATTCCCATTGAAATCTACATGATGGTGAGGAGCATTTGTCAATGCAGAACGTTCATGGCTTATCGCTGATTACAACATTGGTTAACCTCAGGCTCGGCGGTAAATCCGTATCAATCGGGACAGGTTTTTTTTACAAAAATGAAAAAGGCTTTATCTTTTTGGCAACAAATTACCATGTCATTACAGGTATAAGTCCATCTGATAAAGCTACAAAAGCCGTACATGGTGATGAAATCGTAATACAGCTCAGAGATAAAGAGGGAAAGGCATACCATCAACATATCCCGTTATTTACGTTTAATTCCAATAATTGGCTTGAACACCCTACTGATGATGAAGCTGATATCGTTTTAATACCTCTACCACCTAAGCTTCTGGAAAATGCTGACTTCGCTTATATCGGCAAGGGAACTACTTTAAATAACGTTTTATTACATCCATCTTCTCCTGTAGTAATGATTGGTTATCCACATGGGTACAGCGATTCTGTGAATAATCTCCCCATATGGAAAACAGGTAGCTTAGCAAGCGAGCCCGAGTACGATTTTGATGGCAAAAAAGTTATTGTCGTTGATATTTCTGCTTTCCCAGGGATGTCTGGATCACCAGCGTTCTATGTGTCTCATAACGGCTACGCCACCAAGAATGGAGACTTCTTCATGGGTGGGGGAATGGCAGTTCATTTTCTAGGCGTTTATGCAAGTATGCAAATGCTTAATAGTGATCTGTACCTTGAGCAAATGCAGAATCAGTCAAGTTACAAAGTATCACATAGCGAATCGTTACAGCTTGGACATGTTTGGAAGGCTCAATTATTAGAGGAAATTGCAGATTCCTTTGATCCAGATACTTACTTTAAGCATTTTATGAGGAAGGTAATAAGGCCTGCAGTTCAGCCTTCATTTTTACCTAAATTTGAAAATACTCGCTGGTAGATTTTTGCTCTTAGGCCCCGTTGTTGCGGGGCTTTTTGATTGCCATCACTATGGGCAAACCCATCGTAATGGCAAAAATTTGGAGATCACTCGGGTTCTCGTTTGGCCTTTACCATTGCGGGAAGCGTAAATGAGTAAGTTAAAAAGACCTCTGTAAACTTCAATAACTGATCCACCTCATCAGCGGAAAACTCTTCGTCAGAATGTACCGCGACATTTGTGTCAATACGAACAATGTGGGCCCAATCAGCCATTTCCTGTGTAATTAATCCAGTTGCTCGCAATGCTGCTATACGGCGTACAAGCTTATCTTCGTCTCCAAGATGAAGGTTTTTAGTCGCAATATCAATTACCTTTCTGCAGTTCATTGCGCTTGTTTCATATCTTCCGCGCGCGAAATCTTCTTTCGCTTCAACAAAAAATTTTGCGGCCCGTTCTGGAGTGTGCGAAGGGGCTTCAAGAGAAACAGCTTCAGGATATGTGCCCAAGACGATCATCTTTGTATCTTCGCCAGCCCTTAAGGGATAGATAGAGTTATTAGCCTGAGTAGTAGGGCTCCCATACGCACCCGTTTGAATCTCTGCCACCGTAAGCTTGAAGCAAGACTGGCACTGAAAAACCGCAGAGTAAATTCCTGGCAAAAGATACGCGTCCTTTATCAAACTGAGAACGGCGTTATCTTTTAAACAATGTGGGCATGTTTTATCTATTGAAAGCATTGCCATCGTCTATGTCTCTTAAAGTTAAAACTGGAAAATTATGGCACTTAACGCAAAACAGGACATGTTTTGCCGCGAGTACCTCATCGATTTAAATGCCACTCAAGCGGCTATTCGTGCGGGGTACAGCGTCAAAACTGCAAACCGCATCGCCGCCAAGTTGTTGTCAAAAGTTGACATCCAGAACAGGATCGCCGACCTCAAGATTAAGCGAAACGAAGTTGTTGGTATTGATGCAGATTATATATTACGGCGCTTAGTTGAAATCGACCAGATGGACGTTTTGGACATCCTCAATGATGACGGCAGCCTCAAGGCGATTAGCCTCTGGCCCAAGTCGTGGCGAACGACACTCACCGGGCTGGATATCAGTACCACCATCCAGAACTTCGACGAGGAAACGGCTGAAACCATCCTTAAGAAGATTAAGTGGCCGGACAAGGTGAAGAATCTCGAACTGCTTGGCAAGCACGTCAGAGTGCAGGCATTCAAAAAGCAGGCTACGCATGAGCATACAGGAAAGGACGGCGGACCAATTGAAATGGTGACGCTGACCAAAGAAGAGTACAAGGCGGCACGGCAGGAGATGATGGAGGATGACGACTGCTGAGCAAAAGACATTTGCCCGCCGGGTTGAGTGTGAAGAGGACGGCCTGTATTACGCGCGCTACTTCTTCAAGCAGCGAACAGGCGGCAAGATGATTGTCGCGCCTCACCACAAGGTGATTCAGCAGACGCTGGACCGCGTTATCGATGGTGAGATTACGCGCCTGATCATCAACGTTCCGCCTGGGTACACGAAGACGGAACTGGCGACCATCAACATGATGGGCCGCGGGCTGGCGCTTAACTGTCGGGCCCGCTTCATGCACCTGTCCTATTCGCACAATCTGGCGCTGCTGAACTCCTCCACCGCGCGCGGCATGATTAAGTCGCAGGCGTATCAGTCGATGTGGCCGATGTCGCTACGCGATGACGCTGACAGCAAGGCGATGTGGTGGACTGAGCACGGAGGCGGCGTTTATGCGTCGTCAGCTGCCGGGCAGGTTACCGGCTTTCGTGCCGGACACATGGAGCCAGGCTGGCAGGGCGCGCTGATAATCGATGACCCGGTTAAGCCGGATGACGCTTACTCGGAGATCGTCCGCGACGGCGTCAACAGCCGCTTTAACGAGACAATCAAATCACGGCTGGCGATCGAGACGACGCCGATGATTGTCATCATGCAGCGCATTCACTACCACGACCTGAGCGGCTGACCAGGTTCGCCGCCTGAATGACAGCACAGACAGCGCCGTCATCATGCAGGAGGGCGATACCAGTGTGCTTTCCGTGGCCGTTGCCGACCCGGAGCCAACCTGGCGGACTGCGCTCAATGAGTTCTGCGCCACCGTGCCGATCCCGGTGAAAGTGCTGGTGGGTATGCAGACCGGCGAACGGGCCAGCACGGAAGATGCGAAGGATTGGGCCAAAACCCGTATGAGTCGACGCAATGGCTTCCTGACCGACGTCATCACTGAGGTGGTTACCCGCTTCTGGACGCTGGGGTTTATCCCTCCTGCCAGCGGCGAAGAAGTCACCGTGGGATGGTCCGATCTGCTGGCGCCGAGCCAGGCAGAGAAGATTGCCAACATGGATAAGCTGGCTGACGTCGCCGTTAAATCGACAAACGCATTTGGCCGCTCGGCTATCACGGAAAACGAGATACGCGCCGCAGGCGAGCTACAGGCCCTGCCAGAACTTGATGACGAGGTGCTGCCAGATGGCAATAAGCCAAAGCTTGACCCACTGGCCGACCCAGAATCAGAAGCCAAAGAGTCCGGTAACACCACGGTCGAAAGTTGACCCCACGATGTCGCGCAAGCCAGTCAGGAGGATGGAGCGCGACATCGAGGAACGGTATTACGCGATCAAGTCCGCCCTTAAGGCTCTGTTCGACCGGCGCCTTACCGGGCGTGAGCGAGAGGTTAACAGCTACAGCTGGCACTTCCTGTGTCACGACAACGGCGACGATCAGCGGCTTTACCAGGTCAATGCCGGGAAGTTCATCTACGACATGACGCCGCAGGAACTGGCGGAGCTGCTGGAGGCGGTACAGGGTATCCTGGATGACTACCTCCTGGAGGGCGGCGAGCAGAACCAGTGGGCTATGGATTACGTCGTCGCTGAAGCGCAGCGCGGCACGCTGGAGGCATTCAATAACCTCTCGCAGCAGTCGCAGGTCTACGCCAGCCAGACGACGCTACAGCAGCTTTTAAGCAGCCCCGGTTATCAAAACCAGATAGCCTCCGCCAGGCTCACAACGTTCAGCGACTGGAAGGCGATCAGCGATGCCGCCCGGGCAGACCTGACAAGCATCATCACTGATGCGGTGGCGCGCGGGGTTAACCCGCGGGAAACGGCCAGCGTCATCAGTAAGCGGCTCGATGTGTCGATGAGCCGGGCCAAGGCCATTGCTCAGACCGAGCAGGTCGGCGCGCTGCGGCAGGCTCAGTGGAATGAGACGGATTGGGCCGCTGACCGGCTGGGGCTGAATACTGGTCTGCTGTGGCTATCAGCGCTTAAGCCAACGACGCGCAGTTGGCACGCCAGCCGTCACGGCAGGGTCTACACCACCGAAGAGGTGCGAGACTTCTACGCCGTGAATGGGAACCGGTACAACTGCTACTGCAGCCAGATCCCGGTGCTGCTTGATGACGACGGTAGCATTTTCAATGAAGGGCTGGAGGATAAGCTGGCAAAAGAACGAAGCGAGTGGAATGTAACCTCGAAGTGATGGCTATACTCGAGAGGCAGCTACATTGTATGTAATGCCGTGATAGTCAGAGACAAACCATCAAAAAAATGAGGCCGAATATGCAACAACACTATTATTCGTATTATGAAGCCTATGACTCAACAGGTAATTATATGTTTGGTGGAAATGGTTCTTTTTTCGTCAATGATGCGGTGAGTGCGACCAGTGCTGACGTAGATAACCATTTACAATACTTGTTAAGCATCGCCCAGCAGTACAATACAAATGTTAATCGTGTGGTACTCAAAATGCTCACCAAGCTTTGATATTATATTTGATATAAATCAGGTCGCCGCGGCGGCCTTTTTTATTGCATGAAATCCACCAAAGAGGACCCAGCATGAAACGCAACCGCGTTAACGTGCTGACCGTCGTCAACTCCGCTTCAAACATCACCACCGAAACCGTCAACGGCAAGCCACATATCGTGGTTCGCGGCATCACGCCTGTCGTGGACGATATCGTGATGAACCGGAAGTTGTACCCGGCAGCTGAGATCGAAAAGGCCTACAACACACTCGAGCGTAACCCGATGCCGCTGGGCCACCCTAAGGTGGATGGCAAGCATGTTTCGGCGCGCGATGTCCAGGCAGTAAACGAGTACCACGTCGGGGCCTGGCTACAGAACGTCAGCCACAAAGACGGGAAGGTGACGGGCGACATGTACGTTAATCGCCAGTACGCCGAATCCAGCGAGAAGGGCAAGCGCCTGATTAACCGCCTGGATGAGATGCTGGCTGGCACCAACTCCGACCCGATCCACATCTCCACCGGCCTGCTGTATTCCGGTATCGCCGCCAACGGCGAGTCGAAGGGCAAAAAGTACAACGAGATCGCCACCAACATGATGTTCGACCATGTGGCGGTGCTGCTCGATGAGCCTGGCGCCGGAACGCCGGATGATGGCGTGGGCATCTTCGTAAATGCCGAAGGGGATGAGCAGGAGATCGAACTGGCGAACCTGGCCGACGCCGCCGACTGCACCCGCGAAGGCATGCTTAACAAAACCCGCTTCTTCTTCACCAACGCCTCCAATTTCTCCTTCGACGATATCCAGCGCGCTATCAGCGACAAGCTGCGCGAGGGTGCGGGCGAAGATAAGTGGCTCTGGCTGGAAACGGTGTGGCCCGACAGTTTCATCTACCGGGATGACACCAGATACCTGAAGCAAAAGTACCTCATCGATGATGCCGGTAAGGCCGTATTCGTCGGCGAGCCTGTAGAAGTCGTGCGCAAACCAACTGAGTACGAGATTAAAACCAACGGAGAGAACGATCCGATGAAAGAACTGATTATCAATGCGCTGCAAGCCGCTGGTAAGCCGACCGAAGGCAAGTCCGACGCCGAGCTGATGGACGCATACAACCAGCTGGCAGCAGAGAAAGCAGCCGCCAAAACCGAAACGCCTGAAGAGAAGGCGACTCGCGAAAAGGCTGAGAAAGAAGAGCGTGAGCGCGCCAACAACCAGGCCGAAGCCCCGGCATGGTTTAAGCCATTCGCCGACGATCTGGCTGCGGTTAAATCTGGCCTGACCGTTAACGCTGATAAGGAGAAAGGCGAAAAGCGCGCAGCTGTGAAGCTGGCGATGAACATGAGCGATGACGAAGTCGCGGATCTGGACGGTAAGGCGCTCGACGCCATGTACGCCAAGTGCCAGACCTCCATCGGCCTGAATGGTGCATTCCGCCAGGCTACCAATAACCAGTCAGTCAGCGAAATGCCGGAGTAAAAAATGGCTAAAGACGGAAAGCACGTAATCCACGCCGGTGGCGTATTCCCTAATCCGACCCTCAATCGTGAAGGCCGCGCTACTGCGGTTAAGCCCGGCACTCTGGGCTTCTTCGATGCGGGCGTTTTCAAAGTCTCTGTGGACGGCAGCGAGACGGCAATCATCTACGCAGCTGATTACGATTACCTGCGTTGCAAGACGGTGGATGACACCTTTGCGGTAGACGATCTGCTGGTTGGCATTCACCCGCTGCCGGGCATGTTCCTGAACGTGCGCGCGGCTGCCGGGACCTACAAAAAAGGTGACGCTCTCTCTATCGCCAACGGCCAGGTCAAGAAGTGGGCCACCGGGGAAGCCGATCGCTGCTATTGCGACGAAGAGCGCCCAATTACCGCCGTAGCTGGCGACCTCATTCGCGTAGTGATTAAGTAAGGAGTCACTGAATGCTTGTTTATTCTAAATCGCTGGGCGAAAAGACCGGCAACCTGGCCGTGAACCAGTACCAGTTTGGTATGCTTTCGCAGGAGCGTGATGCTGCACTGAACCATCAGGGCATCAACGTAATGCAGGAGATGGCCGATCGCATCAACGCGGTTAACCACCTGAACGGCATCAACGTCGTTCGCTCTCCGGCGGACCTGTATAAGGCCTTTGACCAGACTGTTCTGCGTCAATTCCAGCCGAACACTGAATTCACCCTGTTCAACGACCTGATGCCGCTGTCTCGTTCGGTGCGCATCAACCAGACCGTGTACGAATACGCCAAATCCGGCGGCCGCATGTGGGCCCACACCTCCATGTCCGGTCAGATCGGTGCCGCCCTGGATGCCGTGCAGTACCAGTACGACGGCACCATGGTTCCGGTGCACGATACCGGCTTCAAGTTCCACTGGCGTGAGCCTCGCCTGAACAACCCTGACGCGTTCGACATCATCTCTGATGCCCAGTTCGAGTCCACCAACGAAGTGCGCCGCCAGTATGTGGATTACATCTACAACGGCTACCGCGACGCTGAAGGGACTTACATCAAGTTCGATGATAAGACCTGGAAGGGGCTGAAGAACGATGAGCGCGTGGCGATGGTGGATCTGGGCTCTACCGGCCTGAATATCGACTTCACCAGCGCGTCTGCTACGGCGGAAGCCATCCGTAACGCGGCAATCAAGCTGCGCGATACGCTCAAGCTGACCAACAACCAGTACGCAGAGCAGACCTGGTATGTATCGAGCTCCATCATCTCCAATCTGGAGCGCTACTTCAGCGACAACTACCAGTCTGACACCATTCTGGCAGAGCTTCTGAAGCTGTCCGGCATTGCCGCGATTAAAGAAGACGCTCAGCTGACTGGCAACCAGATCCTGATTGTTCCGCTGACCGCTGGCGTGATTGCTCCGATTGTAGGCCAGGCGTTTGGCACAGTTGCCGATCCGCGCCCGTTCTACAACAGCGATTACATCTGGCGCACCTGGGGCGCTGCCGGCCTTATGGTTAAGACCGACATCAACAGCAAGAAAAGCGTCATCTACGCACACAGCTAAGGGGTGAGATATGGCACTGGTCAAAGTGATTAGCGATAACCTTTTCTCCGGTGCCAATCTCCAGAAACTGGAGGTTGGTGCAAAGGTGGAAGTCAGCGAAGACACCGCGAATAAGTGGAAAGCCGCTGGCCTGGTAGAAATCGTATCCGGTGGTGATCGCAAGCTTGAAGTCGCCACGCCTGGCGATAATCCTGCAGAGCAGGCAGAGCAGGCAGAGCAGGCAGAGCAGGCAGAGCAGGCAGAGCAGGCAGAGCAGGCAGAGCAGGCAGACACTTCCTCTAAATCGAAGAAGGCGAAATAACCATGGCTGACCCAATCACGGCGGCAGACGTGCAGGCGTTCCTCGGTGAATTGGGTTACTCCATCCCGGGGGCGCTGCTGGACCCGATCCTCTGCGTGGTGAACAAAATCATCCCGTGCCTCGATGGGGCAGGGTATGACGACTGCACCGCAAAGCTGATCCTGATGTACGCCGCCGCGCTTATGGCAACGTCGTCTGGCGCGCGCCGCATCAAATCGCAGGGTGCGCCGTCTGGCGCGTCACGCTCGTTTGAGTACGGTGACGACAGTATCACCTGGCTGCGCGATTCACTAGGCCGCCTCGATACCAGCGGCTGCGCCGGGGAGCTGCCTATCAGCGCCGGAAACAGCATCGGCATGTTCATGGTCGTCGGGGGCTGCGGATGACGTGGACACCTGTAACCGTCCGCCTGCCGCGCTCATTCACCCGCGTCTGGGTACTGACCGACACCGGGCGGGAGACCACCGGCTACGTTAAATCGGACGGGGAATGGTTCATCAACTGCCCGCGCATCCGGGCTACGGGCGCGGTGGTGCTGCGCTGGAGGGAGGACTGATGTCATCAGTTGCAAACTGGTCCTACACCGCCAAGGCCACCATCTGGCGTAAAGGATCTGGCGGCAGGGATGAGAACGGCGATCCCATAAACGGCTATGACGCGCCGGTCATCATCATGGTCGATTATGAAGGCGGGCTGTCAAAGCGCATCGGCAACCTGGGCTCCGAAATCGTCGTGAAGAACACGGTCTGGACCGAGTACGCGCTGGCCGACGCCGGTGATTACCTGCTGATTGGTGAATCTACCGACGCGGATCCGGTTGCTGCTGGCGCTGACGAGGTGAGGCAGGTGATCCGCTACTCCGACACGTTTGAGCGAGTAGCGGATGATTTTGCCATCCTGACAGGAGTCTGATCATGGGCATCAAAGTGAAGGGTATCAGCCAGGCGAAAAAGCACCTGAACGACATCATCAACGACGTTCAGGGCAGTAAAGCAGTCCGCGCCATCCAGTCAGCGTTGATTCTTATTGGTGCCCGGGCCGCTTATTACACCCCCATCGATACCTCTACGCTGGTGAACAGCCAGTTCCGGGAAATTGATGCCGGCGGCGTGATTATTACCGGGCGCGTCGGCTATTCGGCCAACTATGCGGCGTATGTCCATGAGGCGTCCGGCAAGTTGAAAGGCCAGCCGCGTGCGCACTTCGGTACCACACGAGCAGGGCAAGAGTTTGGCGGCGGCAGCGGAACGGGGAACTACTGGGATCCACATGGCGAACCTCAGTTCCTGACCAAAGGCGCAAATGAAGAGCGCGATGCTATCGATGCAGTGATGCGTAAGGAGCTTTCGCTATGACACCCATGATGCACGAGCGGGTGCGCAACATGTTCGGTGATGCTGGCCTGACTGCCGGGTTCACGGTGCAAAAGTTGATGTATGACGACCCGGAAGATCTGACGCAGGCCGTGATGGTGTTCAGGCCAAACGGAGGTTCGAACATCCGCCATGACCTTGGCTCTGAACATCACGTCCTCGTCGATGTGATCGGCACGAAGGATAAGCGCGGCGACGCCGCCAATGCTGTTCAGCGCATCGTCGATTATGTTCAGGCCAATCCTATGGCTGATGAGTGTGTCGGCTACATCCAGAACATGGGCGCAATCCCTGCTCCGGTGCTTACGGCAGAAGGGCGGATAGTCTTTCGACTCCAGTTCGCCTGCACCTACGGCGAATAGCCATACCAACCAAATAGACCCGCTCCGGCGGGTTTTCTTTTTTATACGTCAAAGAGGAAGTTTCTATGGCTAATTGCCAGAACTCGAACGAACGCCTGTTCGGTGGCGCAGTCGTGCTGGAAGTCGCCGATGGTTGCCCGGACGTCAAACCACTTGAATATGAGTGGAAGGCGCTGGCGGCCGGTACGTCAAAAGGCTTCGACTTCAACCCGAACTCGGTAACCTCAGATGCGGATGACGGCGGCGGCTATGTCGAAACCATCATCACCAACAGCGATTTCACCCTGAGCTTCGAAGGCGAGGTCCGCAAAAAGGACAAACTGGATCAGTACGGCGTCGGCAAATTCATCAAGTATTTCGCTGACGAGCTGAAGGCCAAACGCCAGCCTGGGATCTGGGTGCGTATGGACTACGGCCCGGTGGAATTTATCGGCTACATGAACATCACAGCGCTGAGTTCTGACGGCGGTACCAACGATATCGTCACGTTCTCTACTGAGTTCAAAGTGGGCGATGCCAGCACCATCGAAGTTAACGAGGTGACGGCAGTTGCTGTTACTGGCGTAACGGTTACCCCGGCAACCAGCACCGGCGCGGCAGGCGGTACCAGCACCTTTACGGTGAACATTGCCCCGACTGGCGCAACCAACAAAGAGTTCACCGTAGCTTCAACCGATCCAGCCAAGGCCACTGCTACCGCATCCGGTACCACTGTCACAGTGAACCGCGTCGCCGCCGGCAGCGCGCAGATTATCATCAACACCGAAGACGGAAACTTTGTGGCCGTGCATACGGTTACCGTTACCTAACGGACATTCCAAAGGGCGGCGTGCTGCCCTTGATAATGATCGTTACTATGGAAAGACCATGACTGCACTAATCGATATTGGCGAGTTCTCTGTCAGTGATGGGCGTGAAAGTGGAAGGGACTACCTGCTGAGACCATCCCTGATGGCTATGATGCGGATCGGCACGCCAGCGGAAATTGTTAATGCATATGCCACGGTGCATGGTAGCGATGTTGCCGCCGTTATTCAGCTCTGCACTGACACGCTTGGCCGCTTCCCGGATTGGCTGTCTCCATCCATGAATCGCATCGCAGAACGGCTGCTATCGCTGAGCATGCATATCCTGCAGGCATGCTGTGACGATGACCTCACCCCAATGATAGGTGAGTGGAAAGGGTGGAGCCGGTACGTTGTTTACCGACCCGGACAGATGCCGAGAAACGACATCATCGTGCTGGCCCAGCACCTCATGCAGCATGGCGTCGTAGGTAAGGCCAGCGTACGCCGCCTGCAACGTCATGAGTCAGGCGAAACGACGAACGAGTTTAAGGCCTTCGACTACATCAGCGCGGCGCGTAGCCACTTCGGCATGAGCCGGAATGAGGCGGCGGCGCTGACCATGACCGAGTTTCAGCTGATGCTGGCGCAGAAATACCCTGACCAGAAGGGCTTCACCCGGGAAGAGTACGACGCGGTTGCTGATGACTTCCTAGCGAAGCAGGCGGCGAGAAGGGCACAAGCGTCGTAACCTATTCAGATATCATCGAATTACATTGTCTTGCAGCCAGGGCTGGTTATGCAGGATTTCCGAATGGCTGTTACCTCATCTGCTGCTTTGTGCGTTTGATAACTATCAATCAGTCCAGCAATGATGATCAGTGCTAAGACGGCCAGCCATATTTTGTTCATTATTCATCTCTTTAACGGCCCACTAGGTTTTAGATTTACTTGGTTCGTTTACTTATTTCATAAGCGCCGACAAGCCAGCTGCTGTGGCAGCTTGAACTACCGTCTTCAATGCCTCCAAAGGCAGCTCTCCAAGGGTTGATTTCGCATGCTCTTTTTCTTTATCACTCATGTTCGAAATGGCGATAAGATCTTCGAGAACAATGACAGCATTACGGTGCAATTTGAATGTTTGTACATTGAGGATGGCAGATAACCCCCCATCATCAAAAATGAAATCCATGCCTTTAACTGTGGCTTTTATAAATCCAAAAATACTTAAGTTACCAATGCTTGCATTGATAGAGCACTCTCTATCCATTATGAGAAGTTCGTGGTCTTTAAGATAATTAACTTCTCTCCACAACTCATCGCGGGATGCTGAGGAAATTGTCGGATATTTTTCGTTGAAGTTCTCAATATGTTTTATTTCGTGACGACAAAATGATGGGTAACAAAAAGCTGCCAGATTCAACAGTTCATTTTGTAGCTTACGATTCAGCATGGAGTTTCCTTTTTAGTAAATATTTGTCAGGTAAAAGTTTACAACATAAGAGCGAACCCTTGCGCATGGTCTCGCCCTTAGTTTCAGGAGAAATAATTTGATGCTCACTTTATTCAGGAAGTGAGTTCATAATCCTTTCAAGTTCTCTACCTTCAAATCTTGACGTCCATCCACAGGAGGCACAATGGTAAGGAAAGTCATCAAAGCCACTTCCGACTTGTTTATGACAGTTGGGACAGTAAACCGCATTGATATACCCACCCGAGGGGTTTTTTCTAAAGGCCGCACCCATGTGCTCGACAAACTGATCCTTTGCTCTGTAAGCCGCTACTTCTTTCTCAAGTTCTACGTTTTTGGCTTTAGAATCGGTAAGTTCTTGTACGGTGGTAGCATGGGCTTTTTGAAGTACGTCAATTTGCTCGCCGATGAAAGCGATACGCTCGCGAAGGACCTCGTTGCTTTGAACCGCAGAGAGAGCTCCAATTCCGTTCTTAAGAGAAGTGATAAGTAAACCAAGATCCATAGTAGTGCACCACGTTGATAGGTAGATCTACAGCCTAACCTGGCAGCGAAGCGGCGAACATCCTGATAAAAGATCAGCCCTTGCTAGTGATTTTTTTGGGGAATTGAAAAAAAACGCATGGTTTAGTATTATATGACCTGCTTTAGGCTAGCGATGCTAGGGCGCGGAACCATTTACGACATGCTTTTTTGGGTACTCATCCTCTTCGTTCTTTATGTTTTTATTTTTACAAAGAACCGTTTATCAGTAGCAAGTAATGAGGAAAAGGAGACCATTATGAACAAAGACCTGTATATCTATGTTTTATCGTTTTTTGAACTTGTAGCAAATGGCATTACAGGATTGGTAGTCAATTCAGCATGCGGATCTACTCCGCTAACCTAAATCACCTTATTTGAACCCGCTTAACTGCGGGTTTTTTCGTCTCCAGCCTATTGAGATCAATAAATCAGCAGTTGCCGTTGCACCTGTGCTATTCCTGGGTAGGATGTTTCCACTTTTACCAATGGGGAATAGGGATATGAAGGTCAAGGCAGCTTTAATTTTTCTTTGTTTATTAGTACATTTTTCAGCTTCAGCTTCAGCTTCAGCTGAAAGTGAAGCTCTTACCGCGATCAAAAGTGGTCCATCCGTCATTTGCAAAGACCATGCTGATCGTAACGTATGTGAGCGAGCTATCAATAATCTTATGGGAGCCGTAAAAAATATTACGTACCTAAATGATACCTGCGAAGCCAATTCAGGAATCAAAGAAAAAATGAATGATTCGCTTAAAGAGCAGTGTAAGACCGCAAAAGAGATAACAGATTACATCTCAAGCTTGCCCATGAAGTAAAAGCAATCAAATTCAAGAACCTCGCTCCGGCGGGGTTTTTTATTGCCCGGAGAAAGCTATGGCAGGTGAGAAAGACGCTGGCAGCATTGTTTACACGGTTAGTGCTGATATCGAACCATTGCTGGTTGGTGGTAAATTAGCCGCCGATGCATTGGATAAATTAGATGCCGCTGCACAGCAATCCAGTAAAGGACTAGATGGGTTAGATCAAAGCACATCCCAAACTGGATCAGCATTTACTGAGCTGGCCGGGTATGCCAATTCGATGGACAACCAGCTGCGCAAGCTTAATACCAATGTGAGCGGCATCGCTCGGGCAATGGAAGAGGCCCGGAGCGGTACTGGAGGCGCTAACAGCGAGTTCAATAGAGCTGAATCCATCATTGAAGCACTGGGTAACCAGTTGGCTGTGTTGGATGAAGCACAGGAGAATGGTGCACGTAGTGCATCAATTCTTGCAGCTCAGTTACGAGCTGGTTCAAAGGCCTCAGAGGAAGAAAAACAGAAGATAGGGGAACTAACCGGTCAGCTGTTTGATATGAAGCGCACGGCTGATACAGCGGCTGGCGGCAATAAAAGCTGGAAGACCAGCATGCAACAAGCTGGTTATCAGGTTCAAGATTTCATCATTCAGGTTCAGGGCGGTCAGTCAGCTCTGGTAGCGTTCGCGCAGCAGGGATCGCAGCTTGCTGGAGCGTTCGGTCCTAGTGGGGCCGTAATTGGTGCTGTTATTGCGCTGGGCTCTGTTATCGCAGGAACTTTGATAACGTCACTTAATGGCGGGAAAAACGCCATGGATGCGCTGAAAGATGCCGCCGAATCGATGGATAAAGTGATCACGATATCCAACCAGGGCGTGGCAGCTCTTTCAGATAAATACGCTGCATTAGCACGCACAAACGCGAACGTAGCGACAATCCTACGTAATCAGGCTTTACTGGAGTACAACCAGGCGATTGCTAAAATACCGAAAGCAATTAGTGATGCCTCTGACTCGTTTATTACTCTGGGTGATAGGGCCATTGCGGCGTTCGGCGGATCCTCTCCAAGCATTAAAAAATTCAACGAAGAGCTGACCAAGCTTGGAGCTACTTCTACTGATTGGTACCAGGCGATTCAGCAAGCAAACAGCCAGGGTCAGTATGCAACAGGTGTTGTCAGTTCTCTATCTGCGACAGTAAATACGCTTTCGTCTCGCATGGGGATAAGCAAGCAGGCTGCATTTGAACTCGCTAAGCAATTATCTGATCTGAGCAACAACCCTTCCCCTGAAGCGCTCCAGGAGGTAATTAAAAGCCTGCAGGGCATGACGTCATCTACAAAGGACGGGCAAGGCGCCATCACGGGACTGGTTGGGTCGTTAAAGGATTTGTGGGTAGCTGCTCTTGACGCAAAACAAGGCGTCGATAGCGTCGCCAAGGCAACCGACAACCTGACAGCAGGCCAGAAAAACCTGATTCAGCAGTCTGAGCGGACCTTGGCTTTGTCCAAGCTTCAAGGCGAGGCGCGTGCCAAGTTACAGGCACAGTACGCAGCCGAGGATGCTGGTTTCGCCAAAGACGACCCCCATGCACTGAAGATGGAGCAGGATGCAGCAGCTACCTACCGTAACACTCAGGCACAGAAGACCCTCCAGTCAGAGCAGAAGAAAGGCGAATCGCAGGCTGATCGAAACGCTAAGGTGCTGGAGGAGTACCGACAGAAGGCTGAGTTATCAGCTGACTCGACCGCCAACCTCTCACGAGAACAAGCCATTCTGGTGGCTCGCCAGAAACTGACAAACCCAAGCCCGCAGCAAATTGCTCAGATAGAGCGTGACGCTGCCGCTGCTTGGGATAAGGCTGCAGCACTTAAAGCGCAGGCTGCCGCCGAGAAGCTTCTGCCGGAAGCGCGCGAAAACGCCAGCTATAAGCAGGACGTTCAGGATCTGAATACTGCCCTGGCTGCGAAGAAAATCAGTCAGGAGCAATACAACGAGACCGCAGAACGTCTGGAGGCTACGCACCAGAACAACCTCGCCAAAATCCGCGCTCAGCAGGCAGTCACGCCGCAGCAGGAAGCAGCTGGCGGCGTTGACCCGGTGCAGCAGCTGGCGAACCAGCACGCTCAGCAGTTGGCGCTTATTCAGCAGTATGAGCAGCAGGGGGTGATCACTCACCAGAATGCCCTGATGTTACGGGCCAGCGCCGACAAAGAGTATGAGCAGGCGCGCATCACCGCCCAGTGGGAGATCTGGCGCAATCAGAGCCTGGCTAATGAGGCCGCCGCGGCGGCATTTGACTCCTTCGCGGGCAACGCATCCAACGCTCTGACAGGCATCATTACTCAAAGCATGACCGCTTCTGATGCTCTTCGTTCGATCGGTAGCACCGTTCTGAACAGCGTGGTTAACACCTTCGTCCAGATGGGGATGCAGTGGGTTAAGTCTGCTGTGATGGGCGCCAATGCCCAGGTGGCTGCGACGGCTACAGCAACCGCTGCCCAAACGGCAGGGATTGCAACGACCACTGCAGCCAGCACAGCATCAGCGGCCACCACTACAGCAGCGTGGACTCCCGCAGCACTTGTCGCCTCGATAGGTTCGTTTGGTGCTGCAGCGGCGATCGGCGTGGGCGCTCTTGTGGCGGCCATGGCGGTCGGAAAGGGGCTTGCTGGAAAGCGCAAAAACGGCGGTCCAGTCAGCGCTGGCGGCATGTACCAAGTCGGCGAGGGCGGTATGCCGGAGATTTACCGGGCCAGCACCGGGAAGCAGTACATGATCCCCGGCGACAACGGCAAGGTGATCAGCAACAAGGATATGCAGGGCGGCGGCGGCATTAACGTGTCCATCAACGTTCAGAACTACAACGGGTCAGCAGTAGATGCCCAGGCCAGTTCTGACGGAAACGGCGGAGTGACCGTAGACATGATCGTCGCTGACCTGAATAACGGCGGCATGATAAGCCAGGGCATAACCAGTAACTTCAACGTCAAGCGCACGCCAAGGGGGCAAAATTAATGCCGATCATTGACTACCCCGGCTGGCTGCCGCTGGCGCAGAAGGCCAGCAAGAACATGACGCTGGATACCGGGTTCCTGACTGACCAGCCAGCAGTAGGTCCGGCAATTTTCGAGAACCAGACCGACGACTTGAAAGTGACCTGGTCACTTACGTGGATCTTCACGCTGGACGAGGAGAAGGCCTTCCAGCAATGGCTGCGCAGCCCGAACTACCTCAACCGTGGCCTGAACTGGTTCCGTATGCCGATAAATATCGGCGGTAGCGGCCTCCAGATGCAGGAACTGCACTTCACTCAGATGCCGGTGCAGACCAGTATCGACGGCGGGGTGGTGACCTGGACGGGCACGGTGATCGCGAATCGCCTGTATAACGCTGATGACGAGTTTGACGACATCATTGTTGAGCTGCCGCCACCGTGGAATACCTGGCTGGATATCGTCGTTACCGGTTACCCGGACGGGCGCGATCCGGAGAGCCTGCCGAGGGTGCCCTGATGCCGAGTTATCGTGAATACCGACAACAGCGCCCCACGCGCGGCCTGTACGACACCATCACGTTCTACCATCCATCGTTTGGCTATGTCCGCCTGGTCAATAAGCAGTTCTTCGCAAAGTTACTTGGCGGACAGACGTACACGCCAGCCCGGTTCGAAATCGAAGAGAGCCAGCAAAGCGGTACGCCGGTGATCGATGCGACGGTGAAGCTGGGCCGGTTATCGGCAGATGTGAAAGCGCTGATGAAGCAGTGGAAGGGCGCAGCCCGGCTGACAGCCATCACCGCCACACGGCGGATATTCGACAGCGCTGATGTATCGGCCCCGATTAAATCCTGGCAGCTATACGTGAAAACCGTCGATATAGACATGGACAGCGTATCGGTCACGTTATCCATGACGAACCCGCTGAACAACAATATCGGAAGACTTTATGACCCAGTCGAATACACCGGCCTTCAGTACCTCTGATTTTATCCGGCGGATGATCGGTGTGCCGTGGTCGAACCGGGCCTGCACTTTTGACAAGGTCGACTGCTGGGGCCTGGTGGTGCTGTACTTTCGCCACGTCCTCGGTACCGAACTGCACCAGACGCCGGACTACGAAGCTGGGGCGGATTTCTTCACCTGCTACCAGGGTGATGTGACGTTCTGGCGCCCGGCCGACAAACCGGTTGAGGGCGGGATTTTCGTCGGCTATCAGGGATCGCAGCCTGCGCATGTCGGCCTGGTGCTGAACCGTCAGGCGTTGCACGCGCGGGGCGAGGGCGGCAGCGTGCGTATGGACTCGTTGCTGGTTATCCAGCGTGCATTTACAAAGGTGGAATTCTTCGAATATGGCGCTGATTGAATTAAGCCGTTTCCCCGGAACGCCAAAAGAACGATACAGGGTGCCAAACGGCACCTTTTTTTATTCATGGCTGACAGAGAACGACAGCAACCTGCACCGGGATCTGCTCATTGTGCGCAACGGCGTCACGCTGGCCGATGATGACGAACTGGATTTTGAGCTGACCGAACTGGACGTTATCCAGCTGTTCGACCAGCCAAAGGGCATTATTGGTGACATCCTGAGCCCGATCTTCAAAGTAGTAGGTCAGGTGTTCTATTTCCTGGCGCCGAAGCCGGCCATCGCGAATACCGGCGGTAACAGCGTCGATTCACCGAACAACAGCCTGACCGGGCAGACCAATACCGCACGCGTCTATAAGGCGAAGCCGGACATCTACGGCCAGGTGCGTTCGTTCCCGGACCTTATTCAGGAATCGGTATTCGAGTACGTCAGGCAGGATGATTTTGACGGCGGCCTGAAATACGTCACCGAGTGGATGTGCATCGGCATCGGCCACTATAGCTACGAGTCTGTGCGCTATTCGGAATCAAGCCTGGGCTCGCTGGCGGGAGCGGAATATCAGTTCCATCAGCCTGGCGAAGTCATCCCGCAGATCGTCGAGGGTTACGGCTTCGATGATGTGGATGGCCAGGAGGTCCCGGGCCAGAACGATGCTGACGACTTCCCGGTCGAAACGGCGACGGCCAACACAGTTGTGAGTGGCACGTATTCCGGTGGACAGATAGCGATGCAGATCGTCAAACAGGCCGAGTTCGACTACTTCATGGGGCTCGTGCTGCCGCACGCAGTGACGTTCACCATCAACGTCACCTATCCCACGGCATCCGGCAGCGTCACGAAAGATGTGCTGTTCTCCGGGACGCTGATCTCGGCGGTGGAGACCAACGACGGCGCACCAGTTGACCCGGTTACCTGGTACACGTTCAACATGGGTGATTTGCAGGGGCCTTCTGACGTGCCGGCGACGGCCACCATCAACACGACTACGTTCATCCTGAACGACAATGAGGCGTTGATAGTCGGCCCGTTCTTCTCCCCGGTGGAATCCACCGAACTGTGGCTGCACACACAGTCCAGCCTGGGCGGGAAGAAGCAAACCAACTGGAAAGTGGTTATCTGGAAAATCGACGACGATTACAACCAGATCCCCGGCACGCAGGAAACCTTCACGTACTATCAGGGAACGCCGCACGACCACACCAGCGAGATCTTCTATCGCACGGACAAACTGACGCCTGCTGCTGGCTTAGGCAGATATGCGATCAGCTTCCAGCGTACCGACAACGCTAGTGACGTATCGGTGCTGAAGGTCGAAGAGATCCATGCCATAAACATCCGCACGAACGTGGTTCACCCGACCGACACCCTGGTGCGCGTGAAGGTGAGGACGACGGAGAACGCCCTGGGCAGCCGGGAACGTAAATATAACGCGCTGATAACCCGCCACACGATCACTTACGACATTGCGACTCAGGCGGTGGATTACACGCTGCGCCCGTCGCGCTTGTTCGCGGATGCGGTGGCGCACACCTGGCTCGTTATGGGTGCGCAGCCGGAAAGCAGCATTGACCTGTATGGTCTGTATGCGATCGCCGAAAGCCTTCCTGATGACCGCCTTGGTCAGTTTGATTACACCTTTGATGACGAGAATGACTTACTCGGTGACCGGGTTCGCGCCATCTGCAATGCCGCGTCGGTCATGGCTTACTGGGATGACGGGGTTCTGACGTTTACCCGTGATCAGAAAGTGGATTACCCGGCAGCGGTATTCAACCGAGCCAACATGAAAACGGACGAGTACAAAATCACCTACGAGGCTACGCTGCCTGGCGGATATGACGGTGTGCAAGTGTCATATGTTCATCCGACCACGAACAATAAGACCTACATCAACTACCGGGTCCTGAACGGGGCAATCGTTGAGCAGGAGGCGGAGAACCCGAACAAACTGGAGATCGTCGGCTTCCGCAACGAGTACCAGGCGCGTGAGCGCGCGTTGAGGGAAACAAGGCGCCTGATGTATTCCCGAGTCAGGATGAACGCCAGGGTGTTTGAAGACGGGATCATCCAGGTCGGAAGCGTCATCCAGATGCCGGACATCTACGACAGCAACCAGCAGCAGGGATACATTACCGGGCGCACCGGTAATAATTTCGATACCAGCGAGCCAATCAGCTTCTCCGGCACGATGTATGCGCTGGTCACGGATAGCCTGGGCAATCCTACATTGCGTTATCCGGCAGCGGCCAGAAGCGACACGTCTTATGGCTTCACCGCGGCACTGCCTGCGATTCAACTCAACATCTGGAACGGCGATACGGTGCAGCTCCCGTCGCGCTACCTGATTGCCACAGTGGAAGAGCTGGACAGCCAGCTGTGGACCGTCAACAGCATCAAACCCAACAGCGATAACACGGTATCCCTGACCGTCTCTGAATACAGCGACAGCGTCTACCAGTAATACCCACTCAATCCTCACAACCCGGCCGCCGCGCCGGGTTTTATTTATGGAAAATACATGGCCACTCAACCTACAAATTTGCCTGTGCCGAGTGAAACGCCGCGCGACCTGAGATTTAACGCCGGTAAAATAGACCAATTCGTTACCAGTTACAGCCACACTTATACCGATCGTTTTGGTCAAAAACATCGTACAATCGCCGGCCTGAATTACGATGCTAACCAGGCGATGCTGTATTATGGCTATATCACGAAGAAGTCTTTTGAACAGGGTGCTACCCTCGACACTCCTAACACTGTTCTGCAGCTCGAAAGCAACGGCGAATACTACCGCTGGGACGGAGACTGGTCTCAGCCCAAAGTCGTTCCGCCTGGTTCTACCCCTGATAATGCGGGTGGAATCGGGCCGGGAAAATGGGTCGGCGTGGGCGATGCCGCGCTGCGGTCTGAAGTCTTCGTACATACCCGTGAAGTTCTGCTCAGCAACCTGGCCGCCGGGGTACCTGCCAGCATCACAGCTGCACTTGATGGCGCTACATTTGACGCTGCCGAAAGTGAACTTCTGCTCAGTAAGCTTCATCTCGTCAGTGCAACATCACCTGTCACGCTCTGTGTATCATCTGTAACGATAAATACAGGTGATTTATGCCAGGTTGGCGCGAATGAAAACATAACTCTTGGCGGCATTGCACCGGTAGAAACCACGCTGAAATCAGTTGCAACAGTTACCGGGGCGGAAGGGAACTTTTCCGTCACGTACAATCTGAACTCAGCCGACGGAATGTCAGTCGGCGACGTGTTGTGCATTGATCAGGTCCAGCCAGCGCGGATCCATTTCTCTCCCGGGATCACAGGGGTTCGCAAGCCTGTGTCCGGCGAAATGATGGTGGGCTTCAACTTTATGGGCACGCTTAACGTCAGCGGTACAAATTGCGCAGTCTCAGGTGTTGGCTGCCCGACCTATCTTACCCCCGGCGATCAGGTTCATATTCAGGGCCAGACCCGTATTATTCAGACGGTATCCACCTCATCCTTTACCATCGACTCCCCGCTGGGCTTCTCGCCAAAAGGATTGCAGTGGTGGTGGATCAGTAAGCCAGCTGCCGGCACGGTTGCGATAGCCGGTACGGCGGTCACCGGCACCGGCACTGCGTTTACTGCGCTGTATGATGCCGATGACCTGATCGTAGTTGATGGCCGTATGCTGCGAATTGTCTCCGTGATTTCTGACACGCAGATGACCATTTCCCACAATCAGACCGTACCTGCGGGTATGGCTCACAGCTGTTTTAAGGCCGGGTTACTGCATGAAGGTGCGTTTGAGATAACAGCCATCACCGGAAATCAGGTCACGGTTATTAACCGTTCGCGTCTGCGCAGACCGCCAAAAAATCTGATCACTGGCGGCCGGGTTCGCTGCATCAAAACCGTCCTGAAGAATACCGGGCAGGGTAATGGTTTTGTCTTCAGCATGGGGGCGGTATTACAGGGAATCAAAGATATTGCTCTGGTTAGCCCGGGAGCAGGGACGGGCCTGGCCCTGAACGGTAATGGCTCAGACACAGGTTATAACCAGCAGTCAGGGCAGGTACAGCTGCTGGGATGCAGTGCGGTCGTCGGATGGGGCAGAGGCGCGTTCCTGGCAGCAGGGGCAATTTTAGTCGCGACTGACCAGTTCATTTGCGGCTCGTCCGGTCATGCTGTCGAATGTACAGACGGGGGAGATGCGTATCTGCGTGGCGCGCGTATCCACGGCGCCGGCGGCATCGGGCTTTTGGCCGCCGGAGGATTTGCGCGCGTGTCATCTGCTGCCTTTACCGGATGCGGATTACAGGGCGTCCGGCAGGATGTAAGTTCGGGTGTTTACGGTGATACCTGGTACACATGGGGGAATGCCCTGCACGGCGCGATGCAGGTTAATTCCTGCAGCATTCAGCTGGTGGACAGTATTTCGGCATGCAACGGAGGGGATGGCATTAACGCTCAGAACTCCGGTTCTGGACGCCTGACGCGAACATTGTTTGCTGGAAATGGGGTCTATGGCATGAATATGACCGGCATTGTTCACGAAGCCACGCAAGTGTGGGTAACGGGTTCGCCAGCCTCCCGTACGGGTATTATAGCCTCCCGCAGTCGTCTTGAGCTGGGTGATTCTGCCCAGACGGGCAACGGGGCTAACGGCCTGTACGCCCTTTTGTCATCACAGGTTACGGCTAACAATTCCGTTCAGCGGGCCAACGGAAGTAACGGGGTTCGCGCTGATGATGTTGGCACCACGGTCCTCATTAATTCGGGACTGAGAGAGGCGAACGCCAGCGGGGATATAAACCAGACATCTGGTGGTGTGGTTTGCTACGATCTCAATCCGCTGGGCACCCGCGAAATGGGAGCTCACCTGCGTGAAATTATTGCCATCGCCGATGACGCTGTGGCCACAGTGTTTGTTGGCAACCAGACAATCATGCTGTCGCTGGTCAGTTCCAGTTCCAATGCGTTGCAGGGAATGGTGCGCGCCCGCGTGGGTACCAGCGCATCTTCGGCATTGATCGCGGGTACGGGACTCACTGTCATGACAGGAGTGCTGAACGGAACCACAGGGGTCGACGGAAACTTCAGTATTTCCCCGGCAACAGATGGTTATCTGTACATTGAGAACCGGAGTGGATCCGCGAAGACCATCACCATCGACATAATGGGGAGAATTTTATGATCGTGTATAAAGAAGAAGTGGGCGCGAATATATGGATTTGCCAGTTGAGCACTGGCGAAACAGTAAAGGTAATCTGCCGAGAGGGGCAGGAACCGGAAGAAGTGTTAGCGGAGGCTGAGCCTGAGTAATCGCAGGTGATTACACATTTGAACCGTACTTCCTTTATGATTACTGTAAATAAAAACAGAAGAAAGGAGTGCGGGGCAGACCCCGCCGAAACGAGATTAACTCACCTCCGCGCAATTTTTCAGCTCAAACCTAAAGGGTTTTGAAGCCTACATTGATGTTCAAACCCTATGTTTTTAGAATAATAACAATGGATATATAGTTTTGAAAATATCATGCAATATTACTACAATGCTGTAGTGAGATCTGGCGTAATATTTTAAGGGTTATCATCTTGCATTAAAACGAGGTGGTGTGTATGACCATTAAAATTATTACTGTGGTTTATTGCTTGCTGTCGCCTGGTCTGACTTTTGCTGGGATGGACTCGTGTGTTAGCTTGGCAAGTACTTTAAAAGAATACAATATATCAAATCAATCATCTGCTTTCTTAAACAGTGTGTTTGACCAATATTGTGACCAGAGTGGTAGTACAAAATCTTCCGGGGGTGGGATAGGGCTAGAAGCTGTGGTTAAGGCCATACCAATTAAATTTACTGGCACATATTCTTCCAATGAAGACGCATTTAAAAATTTCTGTAAAAATTATTCCTCGATAGTCTCATCCTCAGAAAGAAAATACACATATGAAGAAAAAATAGCCACTAAATCCTTGGAGACAATTGACTCATGCTTAAGGATTGCTGCAACGGGTGCAGTTGTAACACATGAAATCCCTAACTCAAAATCTGTTGTTTTTTATTTGCAAAGTAGTGCTGCTACCAAACTCGAATTAAAAGGGGTTTTTCCAATACCTGATGATGGATTGATTTGTAAGGGTCACATTGACAGTCAATTAAAAAATATTAATGAAGAGACTGATTTGAAAATAGATTCAAGCCTTGGGGTTTCTTGTTCGAGAGTGCCTAAAAATAAAGGCAATGGAGAAGTTGTTTTAGAAGAACAAGTTATTACCTTGGCAACAAATCTTGGAAATTACACTGTGTTTTTACCACAGGATGAGCAATTACCATTAAAAATGGCTCAGGATATATCAACGAGATTAGATAAGGCTGAGTTTAATGGAGCTGATGTTTCGTCCAAGGTTTCTTCACTGCAAGTTGAAATGGCAAATGAAAAGAATGCAGTTAAATACTTAGTTGTTAGTAACGGCGATAACTGCCCTGATGGTTGGTCTAATCAGGGGATAATAGGATGGATTATGAAAAAAGAAGATTATGCGAATAATATTGGTGTGGGGGCTGAATACAATGAGGGCTGGAATTGGACTCATCCGAAGTTATGTAAAAGATAA